TAGAACAATTCTTCTTTTAACTTTTTTGAGGTTGAATCTAAACTATACAACTTTTCTTTCAGTTTGTCAAGTTTTTTTATGTCTTCTTGACCAACTGGATTTTGTTCTATACTTTCTATCTCGGCTTCTAACCTTGCATTGAACTTACCAAGTTCTTGTATTTTACTACGATACTTACCAATCTCAACCTCATTTGTTTGCATTTGTTTTGCAAGTTTCTTAAATTCAGACAAGACTTTATTTACCTTGTCCATCTCTTCAGATAACTTAGTCAACCCCTCTGACAGTTCAACATTATCCCTTTCTCTAACTTGAATACTTCTAGTTTTAAACTCTTTGTCAATTTGTTGTTCACAAGTTGGACATTCATCATTTTCCTCAAAGAAAGTAATCATAGTTTCATTACGATTATGTTTGTCTTTAAGTGTAAACTGAATATCTTTTAGTTTATCCCTTTTCTGCGTGGCTTTATTTTCACCAACCATCTTATCCAAGATAGATTCGTTTTGTTCTTTGACTGCCAGTTCTTGTTTACGAGTAGTGAAGATTTCTTCTTCATTATTTGCAATCAGATTGTTTTTCTCTGTTAACAAAGATTCACGATTACTTTTTGCATCTGCAATATATTTCTCTTGCATTTCAATCTTACTTGTAGTAAGGTCTTGGCTGTATCTAGTATCTTGAATATGAGTATTTACTTCTCTATACTTTGTTTTTAGAACAAGGTTCATCAAAGAGAAAATCTTAATATCAAGAATATCCTCAACAACCTCTCTTCTGGCTTTAGAGTTAAGTTGCATAAATGGTACAAATGTCGAACTACCAAGAATCACAACTTGTGTAAATGAACGATAGTTGAATTTAAGGATTTGTGTTTCTAAATGTTTCTGATAATCTTTTGCATTTGCATTTTGATTAATCATTTTTCCATCTACATGAATTTCAAAAATATTAGGTTTGATACCACGAACAATCTTCACTTGTTTATTCTGTGTTTCAAACTCAATCTCTACGATTGCATCTCTCATGTTAATAGAATTAAGAAGTTGAGATTTACTAATTTGTCGAAAAGGTTTATTAAACAATCCAAAACACAGTGCATCAAGAATAGTAGATTTACCAGCTCCGTTTTCACCCACCACTAATGTTGATGGATTTTTGTCAAGTTCAATCTCTGTGAAAGTATTTCCAGTTGAAAGGAAATTCTTCCATCTTACTTTTGTAAATGTAATCATTATATCTCCAAATCACAAGCTTCTAAGTACAGTGATTTTAATGTGTTCTTCAATCTTTTTTTATCAAGTTCTGTATCAAGTTCATCTACATATTTTTCAAGTAGTGTATTTGTGTCTTGTGCGTTTTCTACAATTTCATCAGACACATTAGATGCGTCTAATTCAGAAAAGTCCTCTACAATTTTTACTTCATGAGTTTGTTCTTGTAACAACCTATCTGTAAATCTATCAAACTGATATAAGTCTTTTTTATTAACTACAACCAGTTTAATAAATTTATCTCTATACTTTTTTGTTTCAACTTTACTATAGTCTGTTGTCGTGTCATCATAGTAAATCTTTTCAAAAATAGTATAGGGATTGATGATTCTTTGTAATTCTCTAGTTTCAGTATCGAAGATATGAAAACCTTTTGGACAACCATCATCACTCCAAGTCATTTGATATGTCGAACCAAGATAATAGATTTGGCCATCATCTGACTTCTTATGAAAGTGTCCAGAGAATACAGTAGAAAATTCTTTGAATATTTCTTTAGGATAGCCATTTTCAGAAAAATGACCTTTGTGCATTTCAAAACCATTTATTTCTAAATGACCCATACAAATAGTTGCATCAGTATCTTTGATACTTCTAATCGTATTACCATAGTTTTCTGCATTTATCCAAGGAACAAAATGGATAGGTGTACCATCAAAGTCTACAGTATTGCACTCTGAATAGTATTTTATATTATCATACTTATTACCTATCAACTCTTGTACAGAGTTTACTTCATTTGTATTTTTATAATAGGTATCATGATTACCGATAAGAATATGTGTATCAAGTTTCCTATCTATAATGGGTGTAATAAAACGTCTACGAAAATCATTTGCAATTTTATATGAAACAAACTTACGTCTGTCCATAGTATCACCTAAATGAATAATCGTTTTAATGTTGTGTTTATCAATGTAAGGAAAAAATATATCTTCCCAAAACTTGTAAAAATACTCATTAAATGGCAAGCTGTCATTTCTTGCACCAAAGTGAGTATCAGTTATCAGCGCTATCTTCATTATAAAATAATTCTAATCCTTTTGGTTTTTCTTTCTTTTTCTTGGGTTTATAAACATCTTCCTCTGGTAAGAAATTCTTTTGTAAATACTCTACATATGGATTATCAAAATCCTCACCACTTATTTCCTCTGGCATAATGTTCATATTTTCAATATATTTGTTTTTCACATGGGCTTGTTTTTTCTCTTTTTGAATACGTCTTAAAAATGCGTAATAGATTATTTGTGTAAAGTATGCAAATGGATTATCTGATTTTTCTGGATTGAAGTTGTGTACATATTGTAAACAGTTTTCAATACCATCACTAATCATTTCCTCACGATATGTATAGTTAATAAAATTAGGTCTATACGATAAGTGATTCGCAATCTTTAGAAAACACTCACCAATGTAATTAGTTACTGGTGGTGGTTGTTTGTTTTGTTTTTTCGCTTCTTTGCACCGATTGTTCCATTCAATCATGGCTGCCAAGAACTCTTTATTATTTACATAATGGGGTTTTTTCGACACGACACCTCTTCCTTTGGTTAAAGTTATACATTTATATCATGAATTTAACCAAATGTCAAGTCAAAGTTGCGACTTGACAACTCTGATATTTGTGTGTATAATCCACTTTGTGGTGGTTCAGAAAAAAACTAATGTATTGTTTTTGGTTCATCATCTTCATCATCTAAATCATACTTATTCATAATTTCTTCTTCAATCTCTTGTAACTCTTCATCAGACGGCTGTCTGTATGCAGTTGTTTTCATATCTTCCATTTTACTCACACAATAGTCGTAGAATCGTGTAAGGCCGATTGATGAGTCGGTTATTGCAATAACATTGTTTTTAATAATGTCGTAGGACTGATTATCACTATAACTAATCCAACGAGAGAACGCCATGGCTTCTTCAACCCTACCACCTTTCATTCTAGGATAGATATTAACCTTTAATGGGTTTTGAACCTTTAGAAACTCTCCGTCAACAATAGATACGTTTCCTACTATCTCTTCACCATTCCTTAGTTTTAATATTTTTGTTTCCATATCATTTCTCGATTTTAAGATTTTTGATAACATAATCAAATTCCTCTTCATTATAGATATTTATTCGTTCCATGAAATGACGTAATGTAAAGTTTTGTCTTGACTTGTATGTAAAGTCATCAGCTATATCATAAAGAGTGGCAGTACTTTTTTCTGTTCCTTGACGTAATCCTCTACCAATTGACTGTAATACCCTAATGCGTGATTTGCTTGGGCTACTGAAGATAACATTGTGAAGATTGCGAATATTAATACCAGTAGAAAAAGTGCCATATGATGCAACAATGATTGCGCTCTTTTCCTTCTCTGTGATTTCACGAATTTGTTCCCTTGTCTGTGTGTCTGTTCCACCATGTACATAAAATACTTTTCTATCCAAGTCTTTTAACATATCATATAGAACTGCACCATGTTTTTCTACAAATTGAAATAATAATAGTGTATTACCTTTTAGGTGTGTTGTCAAGTTAATAATGAAGTCGTTTCTTCTTCCATCTCTCACGATAAGGTCAACCTCATCTTGAAACTTTTGGTCTTTCATAAACTTACAATCAACCTCTGGATATTGCAGTATTATACATTTAATTTTTAACTTTGCAAGTGTTTTATTATCCATCAGCTCCTTTGTTGATGTTACCCTATTAACAGAACCAAACAAACCCTCTAATATTAATCTATGTGTTTGCGTTCCATCCAACGTACCAGTAAATCCATGACGGTACTTACATTGTTGTAATTTATTCATTATGTTTGTAAGAGATTTGGCTTTGAAAAGATGAACCTCATCACCAAGTATGCAACCAAAATTATCGAAAAATTTCTTGGGCATTTTGTATAGTGATTGCCAAGTGGATATCACAACTTGTTTAGAAATGTCTTTTGAGTGTCCTTGATAAATCTTTTGCATCTTTGTTTCGTCATAACCATAATCGACAAAATCGGAATACATCTGTTCCACAAGAGATGTTGTAGGTACAAGTATAAGGACTCTGTTAGATTCATACCATCTACTCAACAAATAAATTATTAACGACTTACCACTAGCAGTAGGGCTAAGAAGAAGGCTCCGATTGTTTCTGACTGCATGAGAAAATGCGGCCATCTGGTAATCACGAATCTGTAAAGTCTTTCCTTTGGACTGAGGTGACACTCCTCTAACAAAGTTATCCAACTTGCTAGTTCCATATTCTCTTTCATCTTTAACTCCTTCTTCATATTTAATATCTATATCATTTCGTTTTGCGAACTCCTCAATATACGGTAAAAGTCCAACGTATATTTCATTTGATGCAACAGAATACAATCTAATTTTTCCATCCCAAATTCTATTTCTATAGGTGGGCATAAACCTAGCCCCTGGCACTTCAAAAGTGAAAAAGTCAGACAATTCTCTTGCATAATTAGGTTCTGTTT